TTGAAGCTGCCTTGCCCACACTGGCCAAGATACAACAACAAGGAAACAACATGAAAGAAGCGCAAATATTTGAAAACTGGATCAACAATCTCAGTGAAGGCACCTGGGCATTGCCAGAAACTCCTGAACAAATGGAAAAGCTCAACCAACTGATGAGTGGTGAACTGATCGTTGGTCCTGATGCCACCAATGCCACTGAGTTGTTGTATGACATTGTGGGCGATGACGAACTGTTTGACATTCTCAACGACTTGGCTGACCGGTCAGAAGGCCGTGCCAACATTTGGGACGACTCAGATGTGCAACGCAGACTGGCCGAACTGGGTGTTCAAACTCCTCAAAGCACCCAAGCAGAACCTGCTGATGTTGACCAAGACACTGCGCCTGACGTAAAAGAAGATCAGTTAGATGAAATTGATATTGACACATTGAATCAGTTGGCCAGTCACCCAATGGCTGGTGCAATGGCCGCTGCAGGTGGTGCTGCCCTTGGCGGCGTAATTGGTAAAGGCATTGAAAAGGCTGCTGATTGGTACAAAGGTAAAAAAGAACAACAAGCACTTGCTCGACATAAGCAACAAGGTGTAGCGGAAGGCGACAACCTAGCTACATTTGTAGAAGATCGTGAATTGTCTACCATGCTGAAATATGCTGGCGTGCCCATCCGAGAAGGTGTGCTTAATGATGACACAAGAAACACCTGGGACCATTTGTTGGACCGTTTCCGTCATGAAGTTGAACAATTTAAACAAGGCGGCGACATAGATTCGGACTTGTATGACGCACTGTATGATTACTATCATCACCATGGTGCAATGCCTTTCAAAGTCTCCAAAGCCAGCAGTGGTAATTCACGTCAGTGGGTTAGTACGCAATTGGCTCAAGACTTGGGCATTGATGAAGGAGTGCTTGGCACAATTGGCGGTGCAGCCTTGGGCAGCATGCTGGGCGGACCAGTAGGTGCGGCTGTGGGCTCAACTGCTGGTCAAGAAATGACCAAAGGTGGATCAGGACTGATTGAAGGATCCTGCAACATGACCATGGAAGGTGAGTACTGTCCAGAACATGGTTTAATGGAATGTGGCGGCATGTATGAAGATGGTGGTGCAGTGGGCATGCCTTACAGCATGGGCGAAGGTACTGACGACCCAATCAACAGCAACTCGGCAATGACCGGCAGCTACTACGAAGGTAAAGAAACCAAAACACAAGAAGGCGACGCACTTCTGGCAAGAATAAAATCATTGGCTTTGCTCAGATGATATAAATACTCTTGACACGTAGACAGAAAGCGCATATACTACTACAGTGTTTGCGCTTTTTCGTTTGTGAGTCACAGGCAACAAAAGATCTAAACATTTAGATAGGCAACATAACATAGGCAACTTATTAAGGAGAAAAACTATGGCATCATTAGCAGAAATCAGAGCAAGACTACAGGCAGCAGAGGGTAACAAAGGCGGAAGCCAAACAGGTGGAGACAATTCGATCTATCCACACTGGAACATGGAAGAAGGGCAAAGTGCAACACTGCGATTCCTTCCCGATGCAAATACAAAAAACACATTTTTCTGGCAAGAACGAGCAATGATTCGTTTACCATTCGCTGGCATCAAGGGCGAAGGGGATTCCAAACAAGTGTACGTGCAAGTACCTTGTGTGGAAATGTGGGGCGAAGCATGTCCTATCTTGGCAGAAGTACGCACCTGGTTCAAGGACAAGAGTCTGGAAGAAATGGGTCGCAAATACTGGAAGAAGCGCAGTTACATCTTTCAAGGCTTTGTGCGTGAGAACCCACTAGCCGACGACAAGGCTCCAGAGAATCCAATTCGCCGTTTCATCATCGGCCCACAAATCTTTGCCACTATCAAGGGTGCATTGATGGATCCTGAACTGGAAGAAATGCCCACAGACACCCTGCGTGGCCTGGACTTCCGTGTGTCAAAGACTGCCAAAGGTGGCTTTGCTGACTACAGCACTTCAAAGTGGGCACGTAAAGAGTCGGCATTGACCGAAGCCGAACAAGCCGCAATTGCCACACATGGCTTGTTTGACTTGAGCACATTTCTGCCCAAGAAGCCAGGTGATGTTGAACTCAAGGTCATCAAAGAGATGTTTGAGGCAAGTGTGGATGGACAACCATACGACACAGAACGTTGGGGTCAATACTTCCGTCCTGCAGGTGTGCAAGCACCGGGAGGCAGCACACATGCTGTAGACGGTCATGGAGACGCACACGAAGTACCAGCAGCCAAGCCAGCACTCAAAGTGGCCGCACCTGCACCCGCAAGTGACTTTGACGAAGACGACACACCTACAGCAACCGCACCTGTGGCCAAGCCTGCAGCCTCAGGACAAAACGCCCAGGATATCCTGGCCATGATCCGTAGCCGTCAAGCCAAGTAATTGATGGCCAAACTATTAGTCAGCGGCGATAGTTGGACTAGCTGCTGGCCATTGGAAGAACGGCTAGGTCATCGAAAGTTTGGATGGCCTAGCCTAGTGTCAGATTATTTTGGTTTTGAATTAATAGATAAATCACGTGCAGGATCTAGCAACTATCGAATTTACCGGAAAGCATTTAATGGTCTATTAGAAGAAGTTGATTTAGTACTAGTATTTTTAACATCTTGGACACGTTTTGAATCTGGTGCAACATTTGGTCCAAAACCAGGACAAATATATCAACATCTACCCGGGCATACAGGCTCGGAGCAAGCATTTAAATTGTTTTTTAATGGATACAAGAATTACAATGACATGTTAACTCAGATTATATCTTTACAATCATTATCAGCAACCAAAAACGTGCCTTGTTTTTTCTTAGACACGTTTTCTGATAACTTGTATCGTGACATCTCAATGAATGAATTCAAAGATATTCTCAAGTTTAATATAGCGGTGTTTGATAACTTAGATGATGAGAGGATAGAAGATAAGTTTAAAACAATCAAAATGTTAGAATCTAATGTCAATTGGACTAAATTTATCGCAGCCGAATCCTATCAATCAATAATTCAAGATTGTGTAATAAACTCAGGGCATCCATTGCAAGACGGACATGCAAAAATTGCAAATACCGTAATAAATTTTTTAGAAAGCATGAAGTATGGGAAAACCATTTGACGTAAGCAAGTTCCGCAAGGAAATTACAAAAAGTATTGACGGATTGTCAATCGGATTTAACGATCCCACAGACTGGATCTCAACAGGTAACTATGCATTGAACTACTTGATCTCAGGTGATTTCAATCGCGGTATTCCCTTAGGCAAGGTCACAGTGTTTGCTGGCGACTCAGGCGCAGGCAAGAGTTACATTTGTTCAGGCAACATTGTGAAGAACGCACAAGAGCAAGGTATCTTTGTGGTATTGATTGACAGTGAGAACGCACTTGACGAGGACTGGCTCAAAGCACTGGGTGTGGACACAAGTGAAAGCAAACTGTTGAAATTGAGCATGGCCATGATTGATGATGTGGCCAAGACCATCAGTACATTTATGAGCGACTACAAAGCCCTGCCCGAAGGCGAACGTCCCAAGGTCATGTTTGTGATTGACAGTTTGGGTATGTTGTTGACTCCCACTGACGTTAACCAGTTTGATGCAGGTGAAATGAAGGGTGACCTGGGTCGTAAACCCAAAGCTCTCACAGCCCTGGTGCGTAACTGTGTGAACATGTTTGGTAGTTACAACGTGGGCTTGGTTTGTACCAACCACACATACGCAAGCCAGGACATGTTTGACCCTGATGATAAAATCTCCGGCGGTCAAGGTTTCATTTATGCCAGTTCAATTGTTGTGGCTATGAAGAAGATGAAGCTCAAAGAGGACGAAGATGGCAACAAAGTGTCGGACGTCAATGGTATTCGTGCAGGCTGTAAAGTCATGAAAACACGCTATGCCAAACCCTTTGAAGGTGTGCAGGTCAAGATTCCTTACACCACAGGTATGAGCCCTTACAGTGGCTTGGTGGATTTGATTGAAAAGAAAGAGCTGCTCAAGCGTGAAGGCAACAGCCTGGTGTTCACCACCAGCGAAGGCGAGATCATCAAGAAGTTTCGCAAAGCATGGGAAAAGAACGATGATGGATGCCTGGACAAAGTCATGATTGACTTCAAGAACATCAAAACTGAGGTAAGTACAGCCGACGCAACGGAGGAATAACATGTCAGCAGAAGTAGCAAGCGAAATTTGGGGCGAACTAAAAAGATATGTCAACGTAGTAGATCGTATAGATGCTGCCGAAAGCATTGTGTCTATCCTGATTGATCATGATCATGACGTTGAAGAAATCCGGGAAGCCTTCAAAGGTGATTCAGACATCAAGAAAGCCTTGACTGCATACTTGGACAACGACAAGGACTATGCAGAAGAGGAAGAAGAAGAGTTTGATGACGAGGACAACTACAACAAAGAAGATGACTACTGATGTAAAAAATTATTTTTGCAGCGAAAAATTTACATATCTTTCAGTTGATTTAGAAAGAAAAATAAATCGTAGTTGTTGTGCTGCTCAATCACATAATGTAGATTTGAAATGGCTAGCCGCCAATCCCGGTCATTTGTTTAATACCCCCATGCTTATCAAAGAGCGTGAGATGATGTTAGATAATCAACCAGTAGACACTTGTAAAGACATGTGTTGGCGTACTGAGGAACAAGGTCTTCCTAGTCGTCGACAGCAACTACATCTTGATACTCCGAAGGTGTTGCCAGTGGTGGCAATTCCTAACCATTTGCAAATTACAATAGGCAGTACTTGTAATCTTACCTGTGTGTATTGTTGCAAACAGTATAGTGATGCATGGTATAGAGACATAAATGTCAACGGTGAATACCTTGATCATCCTCGATTCACTATTACCAATCAAGATCGTGTGGTAGACAAGCTAAGTCAAAACTCTAAAATTACAAGCAATAGCTATCAGGCGTTGCTGTCAGAGATGCAACACTTTGATCAATTAGAATCAATTGAAATCAGTGGCGGAGAACCATTTTTATATAACAATTTAGAGAATCTACTAGATCATTTTGATCCTGCGGTGAAAATTAATCTCTTTACTGGACTAGGAGTTGACACTAAACGGCTGGCTAATCAGTTGAGCAAGTTAGATCGTCAGCAAAATATTGTTATAAATATCAGTGCCGAAAATACCGGTGCTTTGTACGAGTTTACACGATACGGAAACACATGGCAAAGATTTTTAGACAATATACGTGTTGTAGAAGAACAAGGGTTTGACATAGTAATTAAATCTGTAATAAGTAATACTACGGTATTTGGACTAGAACAATTTGCTACAGACTTTGAACAATACAAAATAGATTATCAATTCTGTAATGACCCTGATTGGTTGGCTGTAAATGTGTTAGACAGTCAGACCAAACAACAATTGATAACGCAATATGAACACAGCAAAATTACTATTAAGGACCAGTTGCTGACTGCACTATCTTGCAACAGTACTGTTGATCAACAAAACAATTTTATCAAGTACATAACTCAGTTTGCATCAAGGCGTAATTTAGACATGAATATTTTTCCTAATACATTAAACAATTGGATTAATCATGTGGTACAGTAAAGTTGTAGCAGATCTTGGCAATATACCTGACTTCATTGCACACTTTGAATCAGAGTTGACCGATGCCAAACGTGACTGCAAGATTGGCGGCTTGGTAGAAAAGAATATTACTGCACTACCAGGCATAACTGAGCACAGGTTCAACCAGCTACAAGAAATTGAAGCTGTGTTGAACTTTCTCAACATCCAACTACGCAAAATTCGCACACGACATTTCAAGAAGTATCTTGAAGGTTATGCTCGTGCGCTCACAGCACGTGATGCTGAAAAGTACGTGGATGGTGAAGAAGAAGTT